GTAGTGAAGAATTTATAAGAAAGCAGTAATATGAGGAAAATAGCAGCATTTAAAACCACAGGTATGCAAAGAGATTTGGCAGCTTCTTCCTTTAAACCTGACTTTGCATATGAAAATAAGAATATAAGAATATCTTCTACTAATGATAGCACTGGACTTAGTTTAATTAATGAGAAGGGCACTAAGAAAGTAGGAGAGATAATAGAGGGTTATCCTATAGGACAGGCAGTAATAGATAATAATCTAATACTATTTGTAGAAGAAGGTAATACAGAAGATATTGAAATAGAGGATGAAGAAATAGATGTACTTGATGATTTTGGTAATATAACAGTAGATGATATAGAAACTTATGAAGGTGATAAAATTTATCAATTTAGTTTTGATGAAAATAATAACCTTAAAAGTAAAGTATTATTTAATGGTGATTTAGGTTTTAATCATAAATACCCTATTGAAACTCTTGTATCCTATGAGTCTGATATTTTAAAGAAAGTCTATTGGACTGATGGACTTAATCAACCTAGAGTTATTAATATAAGCTCAGATAAGATAACAAAGTCTAGTTATCAATTTGACTTTGTAAGAAAGTTAAATTTAAATGAGAATATAGAGATAATTAAAAATAATACAGGTGGTAAGTTTTCAGCAGGAGTTATACAATATGCTTTTCAATATTACAATAAATATGGAGTTGCAAGTAATATATTTTATGTATCACAATTAGAATATCTAGCAGATAATAGAGGAGTGAGTCCTGAACAAAGCAGTAGTTGTAGTTTTACTATAAGAGTAACTAATCTTGATACTTCATTTGATTATTTAAGAGTATATTCAATAGTTAGAACTTCAATAGACACAGAACCTACTGTAAAAATAGTGACAGATTTAGCTATAAATGATGAAGTTATATTTACTGATAATGGTAATATGGGAAGTATTGAGGACCCTACTACTTTATTATATTATAGCATACAAGATATTTCTGCATACACTATGGCACAAAAGGATAATACATTATTCTTAGGTAATATAAATTTAAAGACTGATGTAATATCTGATGAAGTAAAGCAGTATATAAGAAAGAATACACTATTAAAGTTTGTATATAAACAAACTACCTATGAAGATGTTAGTGATTATTGTAAATATAAAGGTATATTAGATAAACCAGCATCTCAAGTAAGCACATTTAAGTATGGTGAAACTTATAGAATAGGTGTGCAATTTCAATATGATAAAGGTTTTTATAGTGAAGTAGTTTATTTAGGTGATATTTATAATGATATTAGACCTAAGGTAGAAGATAATACTATTTACACTTCTCAGATAGTATGTATATTACCTGATAAAATAGCTCTTAATTACATAAGAGCTAGATTAGTTATGGTACCTCCTTCTAATACTGATAGGTCTATTATATGTCAAGGTATATTAAGTCCTACTGTATTTAACTTAGGCAATAGAATTAATAATATGCCATTTGCACAATCTTCATGGATAATGAGATCTGCTGGTAATCACAATAAAGCTTTAGCTCCTAATAGTAGCAAGGATTGTGAAGTACAATGTATGGTTAATAGTAATTCTATCTATGTATCTGATGGCGATTCAACTAATAAAGGTACTTATACATTAACTTATAAGTATAAAGTAGAAGAAAGAAGTATTGATAATACTGGTGGTGTAGAAACTTCTTATTTAAGTTACTTTAAACTAGAGTCCAGTGATGGTAATATTATTGTGGAATATCCTTATGATTCTAGAACTTATGAAAGTTGTAAGAGTATATTATCTTCTTATATAGTAGAAAATAAAATACCTAAAGAAGAGGAATGGTTTACAGGAGATAAAGATAATCCTGTTGATAAAACTATAACATTAGAAGGTACTGAAATAGTATTTTCAGTAGGTATTGCAGATAAGATAGAGAATGCAAGAAATAATTTCTATATTGATAATTCTATTGTAACTTTCCATTCACCTGACATTGAATCTAATTACTATAGATTGCATGATAAAAAGGTAAAACTTAGAATCCTTGGTTATTATAAAATGGATAATAAGTTTGCAAGATATAGTATAACATCTTCGACAGGTTTAAGAGACTCTTCATGTAAAGGTAAATTACAAGCAGATTTTGATGAATTATTTAGTCAAGCTTTATGGCAAGATTGGGTAACTTGGAATACTGATGGAGATTCTGATGCAGATAAAGAGAATACTAAAAGAGGAGACCAAAATAATTATATATTTGCCATATATATGTGGAATAAAGGCGGTCTTACAGATAGTATTACAGCAGGTGGTGTTACAAGGACTTCTCAATTAAAAAGAAAAGTAATATCAAATACTAGATGGAGTACACAAATAAATTATCTTAATGAGCCTTGGGAAGCATATATTGAAGGTAACTCTACTAGAACAGGTATAAGTAATACTAAAGTGTTTAATGATACTGAAGTTACTAACTATATATTAGGCTCTAGTGTTAATTCTAATAATGACCCTATTAATTATTATGGAGTAGTAGATGATATTATAAACTTTGAAAATAATGAATCTACATATGAAGATGGTTATCCTGTAATGGGGATTAGAGGTAACAGTGTAACTGCTATTGATAATCCTTATACTACAGTAGTAAATAAAGATGGTGAAGTTTATAGTAAAGAATCTATTAGTATGAGGTATAAATCCTCTCCTCATGTGGTGTTTAATTTTAATGATACTAATGATGGCTTAACTAGAACTTTACCTGGAATACAAGTTAATTCTAATGCAACTAGTACTCTATGGGCTAAAGATAAGAGTAATATTAAGAAGTTATATTTTCAAGATCCAGAGGATCCATTAGTTGAAAAACAAGATAATAAAATTAATTTTAGTGGTGAGGGAGTTTATTTTATAGGTGAATTATATACAGAAGTAAATAATCAATATGGAGGTGCAGCTATTGATGAAGATGGTAATTTAAATGAGAAAGTTATAGTAAATAATCAATGGATTCCTATTGGTGATTTATCAAGTGCCATAACTCTTATAGGTAATTCAGGTGATACTTACTATCAAAGATGGGATTGTTTAAAAACTTTCTCTTACTCTAATGATGACCTTAATAGTGTAGTTGATATTACCTCATTTATGGTAGAATCTAGAATAAACTTAGATGGTAGATATGATAATAATAGAGGTCAAAAGAATAACCTTGAAGTATCTAATATCAACTTTAATATATTTAATGATGTTTATTCTCAATTAAATAACTTCTTTAATTATAGGAATACTGAATTAAAATTAAACTACTTTCCTAATCAAATAACTTGGTCTAAAACTAAAGTTAATGGTGATGAAATAGATGCTTGGGCTAATTTAACTTTAGCTTCAGTATTAGATATGGATGGAGATAAAGGTGAAGTTAGGTCTATAAAGAATTTTAATAATAAACTTATAGCTTTTCAAGATACTGGCATAAGTGAGATTCTTTATAATGAGAGTATGCAAATGACTACTACTGATGGAGTACCTGTTGAAATAGCTAATAGTGGTAAAGTTACAGGTAAAAGGTATATTACTACTAAGATAGGTTGTGCTAATAAATGGTCTATATGTGAAACTCCAAGTGGTATTTATTTTATTGATGATTATACTAAAGGTATTTATGTATATGCTAATGAAGCTCCTTTAAATATATCTGATAAATTTGGTTTTCATTCTTGGATTAATAAAACTTCAAAAGGTATTAATATATGGAATCCAATAGACTTTGATGGATTTGTAACTTATTATGACAAAGTTAATGGTGATGTATTCTTTATAACTAAAGATGAGTGTTTAGCTTTCTCTGAACTATTAAGTCAGTTTACTTCATTTTATAGTTATGAAAATACTCCTTACTTTAGTAATTTAAAAGATAGAGGCATATTATTTAACATTGAGGCAGGAACCTCAGATTATTATCCTTGGTTACTTAATGAAGGTGATTATAATATGTTCTTTGGTAAGTATCAACCATTCTATACTACAGTAGTAGTTAATGATGAGAATACTAAAGCTCAACAAGATAAAATATTTGATAATCTTGAATTTACTTCAGATTCTTGGAAAGATGATACTTTATTAAATAGTACATTTGATACTCTTACTGTGTGGAATGAATATCAAAAAGGTGTAAGTAAATTAAATAATATAAAGAATAAACCTTCTTCACTTAAACAAAAGTTTAGGGTATGGAGAACATTTATTCCTAGGGATGATAAATATAAGATGGATAGGATGCGAAACCCCTGGTTATATTTAAAATTATCAATGGAAAAGAGTAATACTAATAAGACAATATTACATCATCTAGCTGTAAGTTACTTAGAATAAAAGTAAAAAGGGTAAATAAAAGTATTTACCCTTTTTTATTTTTTATAATAATATGTTGTTAATTTTATATCAATTACTTAACTTTGTAATAAATTATTTTTAAAATGAGTAAAATAAAAGATTATATAAATAGTGATGTTGGTAAGGCTATTACCACTGGAGCTAGCACTCTGGGAAGTTCATTACTTAGTAATGGTATGAGTACTGCTGTAGGCAGTGGTTTACAAACTATTGGTGCTGCTGTTGGGCAGTTTAATCCTTTAATAGGTGCAGGATTACAAGCAGTAGGTGGTCTTACTAATGCTGCATTTGGTTTAAGTAGGAATGATGCTAATATAAGTAAAATAGATTCTCAGACTAAAGAAATAGCTAATACACAAGTAGATTCAAGTAATACTCAATCTATTATTAATCAACAAGGTAATCAAGATTGGGGAGCTAATTTTAGTAAGTCTGATATGTTTAATAAGATAGGTTGGTTTAAACATGGTCAAGCTAATAGAGAATATAATGACAAAGTAGCTGAAAGACAAAATGCCATAGGTAGAGCTAATAGTGCATATACACAGGCTATTGATACTTATAAGTCTAATACAGGTAACAAGTTAGCTGCTAATTCTATGGCATTTGGTGGTCCATTATTTGGTATAAATGGTCCTATGGATTATGAATTAGCTAATAAACAATTAGCCAATGAAGAATTAAATGCTTTATCAAAAGATAAGATAACTTCTTTACCTAATTCTTTTATGAATATTAATAATACTTTTGCACAAGGTGGGGGTATTCATATAGAGAAAAATAAGAAAGGTACATTTACTGCTGCTGCCACTAGACATGGTAAATCAGTGCAAGAGTTTGCAAGTCAAGTATTAGCTAATAAGGATAATTATAGTCCTCTGATGGTTAAGAAAGCTAACTTTGCTAGAAATGCTGCTAATTGGCACTCTTTTGGTGGTGAACTAAATACTAATGGTGCTAATTTTACTAATGGTTTAATACAAGTAAATGCTGGTGGTACCCATGAATCTAATCCTTTTCAAGGAGTTCCTGTTAGTCTAGACCAAGAGGGTAATCCTAATTTAGTTGAAGAAGGTGAAGTTATATTCAATGACTATGTATTTAGTAATAGATTAAAGTTACCTAAGAAAGTAGCTAAACAGTTTAAATTAGGTGGTAGTATGTCGTTTGCTGATGCTGCTAAGAAATTATCAAAAGAGTCAGAGGAAAGACCTAATGACCCTATTAGTTTAAATGGACTCGAGGATAACATGATGAAGTTAATGAATATTCAAGAGTTTATTAAAGCTAAGAAGAATAAAAATAATAATCAAGATACTGATAATACTCAAGATAATAATCAATTTGCAGGCGGTGGTTCTATATTCTCGGAAGATAGTTTAAAAGAAGATGCACTCAGATTCCATAATTATATTTTTGGTAGGAAGGGTGATAAAGAGTTTACTATGGATCCTCCATTGTTTAGATATGGGGATGTAAGGGCAAATACGGTAGATGATATATATAGAGAACTATGGGCACATGAGTTTCCTTCAGGTACTGATTATATTAATAGAATTGGGATGCCAATTATAGATACAGGTATAGATACAAGTTATACAGATAGAATTATCACTCCTACTTCTGCAATTGACTATATCAATAAGAATAAGAGCTTAGATCCAATAGCTATTAATAATAATATAAAGAGAAAGAGTATAGACCTTAACCTTAATACAGATTCTGATATATATCCAACTTATGATAATTGGATGAGATACTTAGGACCATTAGGTTCTTTAGTAGGTCTAGGACTATCTTTACCTGCTGCTGATACTTCTTATGCAGATTCTTTGGTGTCTGAAACTAATAAGCTTAATGCTTATAGTCCTATTACTTATAATCCTATTGGTAATTATTTAAGATTAGATCCAATAGACCAAGATAGATATTTAAATACTGCTAATGCACAAGCTGCTGCTACTAGAAGATCTGTTATAAATACATCAGGTCAAAATAGAGCTACTGCTATGGCAGGATTATTAGCTGCTGATAAAAATGCACTTACTACAACAGGTGATATGCTAATAAGAGCTAAGGAGTACAATGATAAGCAAGCTCAAACTATGGCAGAGTTTAATAGACAAACTAATATGACTAATGCAGATAATCAATTGAAAGCTGATATGGCTAATCTACAAGCAGCAACTACTGCAAGTAATACTAGTCTTACTGCATTAACCAAAGCTGCTGAATTAAGACAATTAGCTAATCAAACTAGAGATGCTTCTATATCTGGTAATATATCTAATCTATTTAAATCTTTAGCTAACATAGGTGAAGAGCAAGTTAATAGAATGGATAGATATACATTAGCAAAAACCACAGGAGCACCTTATACAGAAGTAGAAGATAAGAAAAAAGCTTATGGTGGTGCATTAAAGAGAAAGAAAAGAAAAGGTTTTACTTATTAAATGAAATAAAATGGCTAATATACTTATAGATTCTGTTTTTAATCCTATGTCTTTTGAGCGTCTGTATTCACCTACAGCACTATATACAAAAGAATATAATGATACTATGGATAAAGTATCTGAGCTAGACCAGCTTAAAGAAGCAATGAGGGATGTAGCTACAGATGAAAATCCTGAAGTAACAAGGATGTTTAATAATTATGATTCAAGTATTAACTCTTTTATGAATAAATTAAATAGAGGAATGACCTTTAAAGATAAAAGAGATTTACTTAAATTAAAAAGTAGATATAACAGTGAAATAAAACCTATAGAGAATGCAGTAAATGCATTTAAAGAAGAGGATGCATTTAGAAGAAATGCTAAAACTCAAGGTTATATTTTTAAAGATGATAACTTAAATGTAGATAGATTTCTACATGGTAAAGTTCCAAGTAGAGAAGCTCTTAATTTAAAAGAATTACAAGCAGATACTGAAAAGAAGGTAGCTAATGCAGCAGTAGCTTTATATGGAGATAAACATTTTACAGATGAGGTTGTAAAAGGAGGTCAATTCTTTAGGTATGGTGCAGATAATGGATATGATTTAAATACATTATATAGTATTATAAATAGAATTGATACTAAGGATGTACCTGAAGAAACTAGACAGAAAATACAAGCATTTAAGGATATTTATGCTGGTGCTACTAAACAATTAGAAGGTTATAGTATGCCTGATGTAACTAGAGGTATCTCAGCTATTAATACTGCTATGTACTCTGGACTTGCCAAACCTACTTATGAATTAACTACAAATAGAAATTGGCAATCAGATGCTGATAAACGTGCAGAAGCTAGAGAGAATGAGAGATTAAGTATGGCTAAAAAAGAGCATGATATGCAGGCAACACTACAAGCTGCTCAACTTAGATCTATTTATGAATCTAAAGGTGAAGTACCATATGCTGTGCGTGATGGTAGAGGTTATTATAAGGATGATACTACAGGTCAATCATGGTATAGGAATATTCAAAGAAGTGATAGTGCAGATGGTACTACAATAAAGGATGGCTACCTCTATAAGAATGATAAGGGTGATAGAGTAGTACTTAGGAATCCTCTTACATCTGAGCAAGCTATAAAGAAAGGATATACTCCAATCTTTGAAAGTAATAAAGTATATTTCAATCCAAATACAGGAGGATATGGTGATACAGATAATAAGTTAAATCAGCCTGTAACACTAGACACTAAAGGAAAATATAATACTTATAATGAAAACTTCAAAGGATTGACGTTTAAGGCAAATGGTATGTATGCTAAAAATATGAATCATGTGAGTGAAGGAAACTTAGATGCAGGTGGTAATTTTATTTATGTACTACCAGATATGCTAGCTCCAGGTTTACAAAGTCTATTAATGGAAGAGCTAGGAAAAAGAGGTGTAGATATAAATACTGTAGTAATAAAAGTAAAACATCACTGGAATGTAGATGATCAATTTGAAGTTATACAAACTTCATCTCCTAAAGAAAGATCAATTTATACAAGTAAGATGACTAATATACCAGAGGAATTTCTATCAGGTGCAGGTAAGTATTTACAAAGTTACTTAGACAAGTTTGCTAAAATAAGCCAGTCATATGCACCTATAACAGGTACTACTGGTGAGAATGCAAATAATGCTAGAAGAGTAGTTACTAGGGATGGTGCTCACTACTATGAGGATTACTATTCAGGGGAATCAACAACAGGTAAAAGAAAAGCAAATATAGAATAATTAAAAAGTAAAAGAGAATTATGGGAATAAGTGGAAGTGATATATGGTATGCATTTACAAAAATAAGTCCAGTTGCCTTTGCAGCTGATATTGGGATTAAAGCATATAATACTATAAAAAATCCTAACCCTGCAATGCAAACTGCACTTAAGGGGGAAACTGATCCTTATCAAATGGATACATCTGATCTTGTAGTTCCAGAGGCAGATAGAACTCCCGAGTCTTTTCAAAGGCGCAGATATTTACAAGCTTATTATGATGGATTAAATTCAGAGTATTTAACTGAGCAGGATAGAAAAGATTTTAAGAAGAAGAATGCTGCGAAGATTGAGCCAGGAATGGGACAAGAGGATATTGATAATCTTTTTAGAAATACAGTTTTTAATGAAACATTTAAAAATAGTAAAAATATAGAAGATAATATAATATATGAAAAGAGGAAAGAATTAATAGAATATGAGGAGGATAGAGATCTATTAATGTCTAAGAAACTATCAAGGGATAGAGCAGATAAATCTGATCACTATGGCCTAGAGGTTTATAAAAGAGGAGATGATTATCTTAGAAGCTTAGTAGATAATAGAAAACTTGATATTAAAAAAGCTTTGCTGCAAAGGGCTATTGAAGATGAAGAATTTAAACATGATGCTCTACATGAATTAGATATTATGTCTGATAATATATCTTCTTATTATAGAAAATATAAAGATACAGATAAATTGAATTTATCTGATGAGGAGAAGTTTGATGTATTAGCAGATTTCTATGCAGCAGAACAGGTAGCAGGTCAGGAATATGCAGGTAGAGTTATAGCTAATGATTATCAAAATAGGGTAGCTGCAAACCAAGGTTTAATGGAAAAAGCAGGTTGTACAGCTGTACAGTTTTTTGATGACATAGCTGGCTTTTTAATTAGACTTTATGGTATGGCACAAGGATTATCTAGAGTTGATAAACTGTTTGGAAATACTCCAAGTGACTACCTTAAAAATATTATTGATAATGATATTACCAGATATGGTGATAGAGTTACCTCTACTCAATCTTGGGATCCTACGGAGCAAGAAAAACTAGAAGCAGAGGGATTATCAGAGTTTGAAATTTTAAATACCTATGATCAGTCCAGAAGTTTATTTACCATTAATACCCCATTTGAACTACTAGGGCAATATGGATTTACTGTTGCTTCTACTATAGGTTCTTTTGGTGTTTCAAATTTGATTAGATTAGGAGGTAAAGCAGCAGCATGGGCAGCTAAAGCAGTCACTCAAGGTGCTAGACTTTCAGTAGGTACTGCAAGAACAATTATGCGAACTGAGAAGTGGTTTCAAAAATTAGTTCCTGCGATTATGGGTACTGTAGAAGGTGGTACTGAGGCTTACCAAACTAAGGTAGCTTCATTAAGAAACTTTCAAGAAAGTATTGATAATAGATATAATCAAATAGTTGATAATGATATTGAAGAATATGGAAAAAAACGTGGATATGATGATGCATATATTGAAGAATTAAAATCAAATACAGAGTTAAGACAATACTTTGAAGCACAGCATAGTAATGAAAAACAGGAAGCTTATAAAGAAGCTGAAAATCAAGCAACTAATGCTATGTATATAAACTTTGTTGGTAACTCTGCTATTAATGGCTTCATTAATTCTACATGGCAAGCTACTCAAATGGCTCCTAGAGTACAAAATGCTTTAAGAAGGTCTCTTTTAGGAAGTGAAAAAAATAGATTAGATGAAATTATAGACATTGTTAGAAAGGGTGATAAATGGACAGCTAAAGCTAAAAATATAACTAGAAAACAAATAATTAAAAACTCTTTTAAGGAATCTTTTTCTGAAGGTATGGAAGAGTATTGGCAGAACCTCTCTGATGCTTTTGCTCAAGGATATACCACTGATAACATGAATAGATACTTAGATAATAAGTATAATGCTGGATTAGGAAACTCATCTGCATTTAGTGATGTATTTGATAGTATAGGAGCAGGATTACAAGAAACTTTGCAATCATCTATATCTATGGATTCTTTTAAATCTTTCTTATATGGTGCTTTATCTACTGCAATAGGTGGTCTTAATATGAATGTAAAACAAGGTAAAAATGGCAATATGACAGTAGATAAGCATTTTATTACTTGGAAATCTGGAATATTATCAGCATTTGGTAATGGCTATAAAAATGAGATAATGGAGGGAAGAGAGGATATTGCTAAAGAGATTAACAAGTTCCTCAATGATAAAAAGATACAAGATTCTTTATTTAATGCGTCAGGTGTAGCAGAATGGATTTCTCAATACTATGGAGCTATAAATAATAAGGATGAAAAGGCTGCTAGAGATGCTAGACTAGGTGCTTTATTTAGTAATCTAATGACCTTACAAAGACTTAAAGGTACTGAATATTATAGAACAGTAATGGAACAGCTAAATAGAATGGCTAATTTAAGTACAGATGATTTAGTAGATCCAAGTTCTGATGCAAGTAAATTTGCTAGTGAATTATTAGTATCTCAAGCATTTAGAGGAGAAAATTATAATGCTGAAGAAGCTCTAGGTGAGGTAGTTAAGAACTCTAAGGAGATGCTTGACTTAATGAAAAAGTCAGAAGATATTTCTAATAAATTAGATAAATCTTTATCCATTAGAGTAGATGATGATACTAAAGCTGCTATGGTATTTAATCAAATAGTAGTAGATGACCAAACAAAAAGAAGAAAGCAACTTACTGAAGAAATTGATAAAACAAAAGATAAAATTAATGAAGTAAGTGGAGAGGATAGTGATGTATCTAGTAGTGAAAGAACTGCTATATCTAGACATGGCTCCTTAGCTAGAGCTCAAGCTCACTTAGAAACTATAAATAAGGAGATTGAAGAAGCTGAGAAAAAACTAAAAGAAGCCAAAGAAACTGCTAAGAAAGAAAATAAAGAGAACTATAGAGCAATAAAACATTCTATTGATAAAAAAGATAGAAAGTCCAATAAAGACACTTATATAGAAACAGCCACTAAGCATGAAAAAGAGATTAGAAAAGCTCAGGATACACTTAAAGGATTACGTGCAGAGTTAAAAGAAACTAGAAAAGATATTAAACATCTTGAGGATTTAACTGAAACTACAGAATCTGAAGAAGGTGTATCTACTACTAGTACTAGAGTATTAAGTGCTAGAGAAATTATGCAGCTATCTAATAGAGATAGAGCTAGAATGTTAAAGAGTGCAAATAGAAAAAACTATTCAGAAGAGCAACAAGCAGAGATTGATAAAGTTATTAATGCTGGTACTTCTATATATAGTGACTTTGTTACTAAAATTACAGATTTAGATAGATTAGATTTTTCTATTGAATCTGCAACTGCAAGTCAAACTGAGTTATTAAGAAATCCTGAAGTACTAGATAAGTATAGAATATCTGTGATGAGTCAAGCCAAGTTAAGAGCAATGCAAAAAGCTAATGCTGATATACTTGACATAACTGACTATAATGAGTTTGCTGAAAGGTTAGATTATATATTCAGAGGTGAAGATGCATTTACAATGCAAGCAGTTACAGATATGCTGGCAGATCCTGAACTAGCATCTGAAAATACTATGAGAATGTTTGCACAATGGGTATTAAATACTACAGAAGCAGATAAAATAAAAAGATGGGGTGTTAGGAGAGATTTTCTTAATAATGAAGCAGATGTAAGAACAGAATTAATAGATGGTGTATTTAGCTTCTTACAAAATAAAGGTATAGACCTTACTAATGTAGATGAAGCAGTTAATGCTATGTCTGCAACTAATAGTGAAGGTCTAAATGAGTTTCAACAGTATATTACTAATCTTAGTTCTATTAAAGAATTTGAAGGTATGAACTCTCATTCTTTAGATGAAACAATATCCTTATATAAAGATTTAATGACTCAATATAATAAGGAAAAAGCAGAGAATGAAGCTCGCACTACACCTATAGAAGTTACAGATACTAAATCAGAAGATTCAGATCCTGCAACTGCACCTACTCCTACTATAACATCTGAAGAAACTGAAGATGAAGTAGAGGATGATGATACTAGATACACTGCGTATGAAGAAGAGGAAGGTCCCACTCTTGTTAGAAGTAGTGAAGAAGAGGAGGATTATGCTAATGAAGAAGATGACTTTACTAAAATTTCTGCTTTAGAAGAAGAAGATTTTAAAATAGATACTGAGGGAGATATTAATACTCAAATAGATAAGGTAGCTAAAGAAGCAAGAGATAATATTGAAGCAGTATTAGGAACAAACCTTGAGGCAGTTAATTCATTATTTAATGCTATAAATATAAGGTTTAAAAATAATACAACAAATAGACTTCTTGCTCTTAAAAAACTTAATATAGTTGCAAAACTAGCTAAAGATAGTAAAACTAAAGTAGGATTTACAGAAGCTTTAGAAAGTTACTTTAGAGTTAATGATTTAACATCATCTAGTCAAGATTCCATAGATAATAGCTTACAAAATTCTATAGATAATAACCTAGACATTAGAAATAACGTTGAAGCAGATGCAATAAACTATATTAATAAAGCAATGGCTCCACTAATTGCAACTAAATTGTCTAGTCCAATTAGAAGGAGAGAAGCTGTAAATAGAGCTAGAACTGCTAGAAGTATTGATAATACTAATGCTGATTTGAATAGAAGAGCAAGACCTAGACCTAGAATAAATGAAAGAACAGGAAGAGAAGTAGCACCTAATGCTGCTGGTATGCAAGCTATTGATTTACAAAGTATTAAGCAATCAGGAAAAGCTACCGCTTTAATTAATTTTGAAGGAAAGCATCATATACTAGATTATTTAAATATAACTGGCAGTGACCTTAGAACTAAACCTGTGTTCTTTATAACTCCAAAATCTTTAAGAGATGAAGTAAAAGATTCTATGGGAGGTAGATATAAAGAAGATAGTAGTATGCCTGTTGTAGCAGTAGTTGAAATATCTGATGAAGAGTATGAAAAATCTAATAGAATGTATGGTAATATAGAAATTAAAGAAACTGCTATTGTGGATGGTAAAGAACAAACTGTTACTAAACATTATCAGCCTATAGCTATATTACCAGCAAATACTAATACCTCTTTAAATGGTGTAGAAAATGCAGCTAGAGTAAGACAGGCAGGTACAGTAGGAGGTTTTGATACTCTTTATAAAGATTCTAGAGGTAATCCTATGCGTAGTTCTGTAACTAAAGTTGAAACTGAATCTCCAGGATATGATAGTAGTAACCCTAATAGAAGATATTCATTAAAGAGTATATTATTAGCAGATGTAAAAGCAAATAGATCTACAGATTCTACAGCTAGTTTACTTAAGAGGTCCTCTCAATCAGATTCTCCTATGTGGAGTGCAAAATCTAGATTTATACAATCACTATATAGTACTAAACCTCAAAGTATAAGTGAGTTACAAGATTTACTTAGTGAAAAAGGGGATAAATTAAAGTATAAAAATAGTAAAGGAGAAATAGTTACTACTAAAAAGTACACACTAAGTGAAGAAGGCAAGTTAATAGTCAATGAATCTTTAGAGCCAGAATCTGAAAATGCTAAAATGTTAGATACTATTATAGCACAACAGCAAAGGAATGATCATCATTTTATATTCAGATTAATGGACACAGGCAAAGGCACTTACAAATTTAATAGAATATTTATTGCAGGTATGCATGAAGCTACTACTAAAAGTGGAGTTAATTTACTTGATGTATTTTCATCAGAAAATCCTGATATAGATGATTTACTTGCAAATCCTAAGTTTGCAAAGGTATCTGAAGACCTTAAAGACTTCTTTGCTAAGTCTCTTAAAGATATAACTTTATCTACTACTGGATTAAGTGGAGATGGAGAAAGTAAACTGAATGAATATAGTAAGGAATTAACTAAAACTATTAGTCATACATTAAATTTAGATGGTGAGTTTAAATTTAGTTTAGCAGGTGAAAGGGATGGTAATCCTGTATTTAACTTAGAATTTACTGATCAGTTTGGTGGTACTCATCAAATTTTAAATGAGGTATCTAATGGCAGCTTATCTGATGAAGAAGTATTTGGATTTTTAAAGAATTTAATAACTGATACTAATAATGAAGGTAAGTTAGAAATAAGAATGTCAACAGACAATTCTTCTGCTATTAAATTTCAAATACCTGTATTTGATTCAAATAAAGAACTTAATAAAAGTGAAGATAAAGTAGCTAAAGCTCAAAAAACAAGTCTTGAAGTAGCTTTAGATGCTAACATACTACAAGTTACTACTCCTGGTAGTTATAGGATGAGTAATGTGGTTATACAATCTCCATTCTTAGCAGGTACTGATAATTTAAGACCTACTGTTACAGCTGATGCATCTAATGCAGGTAGTCAATCATCAGGTACTACTGGTGCAAGACCTACTAGAGCTACAGTAGAAACTTCTAATGGTACTATTGTAGATACTGATTCAGGTGCTGTATTAGATAAACCTAAAGAAGGTGATAATGCTGAAGGTAAACCTAAACCTAAAGAAGTATCTATTATGGTACAAAGAACATTAGATGGTTTAAAATCTATTCAGACTATAGCTAGTAGAATAAAATTATCTGATGATGAATCTTATTATACATTAGATGGTGAAGAATTATTTACCAACTTTGCTAGAGTTACCAGTGTTAAAGCTGCTGATGTTAATGAATCTAGATTTGAGAAAGTATTACTTAATGGATATTCCTCTGTAAGTTCTCCTACTGAGGGCTATATGTTAAAAGCTGATGATAGTGATACTTATTATAAAATAGATACTCAAAGGGTAAGCTCTCAACAAGTTATAATGGTATCTACATCAGATATTAATAGTCCAGAGATGTCTTGGAGAGATGTTACAAATGAAGATTTAGATGCAGAAACTCAGGATAAAATAAGGAATTACTTTAATGGTATAGGTACTGAAAATCCTTGGATAAAACCTTCTACTACTATAGGTAATAATGTAGATGATTTAACAAGAGATTTCTTTGATGAAAGTTTAGATATAACTAGTTTATCAAAAGAAGAACTTCAGAAAAGATACCCTGCTTTACCTATTAAGACTATCAATAACCTTATAAGTGATCTTAAAACACTAAAAGATAAATGGGATAGTGAAGGAAAAACTGTGGTATCTAAAGGTATTACTGTAAAAGGAACATTAAATGTTACAGATAAAAATGGTAAGAAGTATTCTTTACCAGTTGCAGGTACTCTAGACTTAGTTCTAGTTGACTCTTATGGTAATATGGAAATATGGGATATGAAAACCCATAGAAGTGAACTTAATGGAGAAGAAGCTCTTAGAGCAAAGTATGGCAGACAACTATATATTTATTCTAAGTTACTTGAAGCTCAAATGGCAGAATTAGGTACTCCTGCTAGAGTAACAAACTTAGGTATAGTATCTTTCCAAACTGATAAATATGATATGGTATCTAGAGGTGGTAGAAGAATTAACTACACTTCAGAAGATGGTAGAAAATTATCAGCAAATGGTAAAGAAGTTACTGTGCCAGTAGAATTTAAAGGAGCTACTTCAATAGGTACTTCTATAGCACTAGACTTGAGATATGAGAAATTAACAAATGAAGAGAGAATGTTGTTAAATGAAATTATAAATTCTCAGGATGATACTTCAAGTTTAGAGGTTAAAGATGATAGTACTGATAATACTTTAGATGATACTAGTAACACTGATGCCGCTGACACTACTCAGGATAAATCTAATGAAGAGGTTAAACCTATAGAGGTTGAAAAAGCTGAAGTTAAAGGTCCTGAAGTAACAGTAATTACAGATTCTACAGGTATAAAAAGAAGTGCATTAAAATCAACTAGAAGAAGAAGAAATGGTCAACCTAGCACTGCATCCCAAAATCCTTTAACTGATACTCCATTACCTTCAGCTACTAATCCAAAATATGATCTTACAAAATTTGATGGATTAGAAATTACTGATTCAGAAGGTAAAAAGTTAGAAGGAGATGACAGAATAAAAGAAATAAAGAACAGATTAATGGGGAAGTTAGGCATAAACAAAGAAAACCTTGAGAAAGCAGAAAAAGAACTTAAGGAAAGATGGGATAAAATGCATGATGAAGAAAGAGATCATTTCTTAGATTGCTGCCATTAACTATATAACTCAATTAAAAAAAAATAAGGCTAGGGTGGATTTCCCTAGCCTTATTTATTATATTATTTATTAGTCTGACTGCTTTATTCCATAGTAATAAGATTCTCTAGCTTTATAAGGTGCTCCCCAAAACTGAGCATCTTTTATCCAAGGAGATATACTCATTAAACTATACCAGAACTTTGCAGCACCTTTCTCTAATAGTACTTTAGGATTATTCCTTTGAAAGAAATAATCACTATCATTTACATCATGAGTTAAAGCTCCTAATGCTAATTCTCCAGTCTCATATAGTTTATACATACCACTAAAGGCAACGGGTGATAAGGTAGCTAATTGAGGAATTTCTTGCTTGAAACCTTTTATAGAGTTAAATGCATATTGCTCTGACTCTAGTCTAGAAGTTATATAATATAACCATCCTAAAACTAAATTTCCATCTTCATCTTTATCATCAGATTTACCTAAAGCAGTTAACATTCTTAGGCACATTAATAATCCAATCATAATTCCATCAGCAAAGTTTCTTCTCATATTACGATATTGATGTTCTGAAAATCCTTCTGACATCATTTTACTCTTACTAAAGTAGAAAACTTCACAAGTGCTTCTAACTATAACTCTTGTTATATCCATCATACTTCTGGCTTCCATAAATCCCCTTTTAGTCTTAGTAAATAGATTTAAGTAATATTTTGCACCAGTATTTAAAGAACCTTCTACTTGCTGTCCTAATGCTATACTATATTTATCTTTACCAAATCTTCTTTCCAACATACCTAATGCATAACCTCTCATAGAAAGAAGTATTTTACCATACCAAGTTTGAGCTAAAGTTACAGCATCTTGAGAATTATAGATACCATGCATTCTTATGTTTATCTCTCTAGCTTTATCCATAAATTCAGATTCATCTGCCTGCCCCCAATGATGCTCATTTAAATCAATCTTTTTTAGGTTTTCTAACACTGTCTCAGTATCTGCTAAATCATACCCATGTTCATCTAAATAATTAGCTTCTTCAGTAGTTAAATCAATACCTCTAGATAAAGGACCACTAGCTATACTAGCTTCTATTTTACTAATAATAGAGTTAATGAGATCATAAGCTCTTTTATCTTCTATAGATTTAAAGTAAACACCATTTAAAGCTAATTTCTTTTTGCCTGTTTCTACTTCTATATTACGACCTTCACTGTCTTTTTCTTTACTTTCATAAGTAATATTTTGTCTTTGATAAGCATCTAGTAAATTAACTTCATTACCATATTCATCATACAATTTAGTATTCATAGCTAAAGCTAAGTAAGTTATTGTATGCATCCATATATCACCAGATTTATAAGGTAAAAATAAACTATGTCCATAGAAATTAGCTATTCTATTTTTTCTAGTATTCCATTCTCTTTGTGCTTGTTTGTTATCTCCAGTAGTATTAAAATGTTTCATGAATAAAGAAATAAAGTCATCTTTATCAGCTTTACCCCATTCAGTTATTACATTTGAAGATATATGCTTCATATAAAGCAGTTGTGCTTTATGTAAATCTTTTAAATTAAAATACTCACCTGCAAAAGCTTCTTTAATAAGCTCTAGTTGTCCAGTGCCTGTATTAACTATAGCACCTTTAATATTACCTCCTAAGAACATTTTAGATGTTATAGCAGAGGCAACATTCATTATTTTATTTAATACAAGTGTTTTAGTTAATTTTACTTTATGGGTTCCTACACCATATACTTGTTTATCTAAGAATTTAACATACCTTGTAAATGAAAAAGTTCCTTTTCCTAAAATTCCTCTAGGTCCTAGCTCCTTTTCTTTTTTACCTTTAAATTCTCTTTCACCTAAAACTTGTGTACCAATTTCTAATGCATCTACTATACTACTAGTACCAGCATAAGTAGCAGCCATACCTGCATAAGCAAATGTAGAATTAAAAAAATCAGTACATAATTGAGACATATCTTCTAACTTATTTATACCATATAAAGGCACTCTGTTAGGTTTCTCTTTATTTACAAAATACTCATCACCAAATACATCTGATTCTTTAGTAGTATAGAAATTATCACTACCAAATTCTGTATCTAAAGCATCTTCACAAAAAGCTTCTCTTAAAGATTCTCTAATACCTTTATTAACTCTTCTACTAAATTTTCTATCTTTTCTAGATACACTTGATAATTTTCTATTTCTCATTCTATTAGAGAAAGAACCTTTAAATTGTGGTAATCTGTAAGGTGTAGTACTTCCTTCAGGTAATAAAGAATCTATTCTAGATTTAAGTTCCATATAGCTATTTAGCCATACTTTAATATTTGGATTATCTCTTATTAAATCTTCATACCTCTTATTTCTATAAACATCCTTTTTAGGCATCCAAGACATAGATTCTTTATTCCAAATAGAATTTTCTTTATGCCATTCTTTCCATAAATCTTTTGCATAATCACCATATAATATACCCTTTTGATAATCTGATAATTTTCTTATAGTATCTTCATTCATGCCCTTCTCCTCAGTAAGATAATCCATGAATCCTTCATTTATTTCTCTTCTTTTTTCTTCTCTATTTGCTTCCCAATCTCCCCAATTTACTTCTTGAATTATATTACCTGTAAGTTCTCCTGTATAATAACTTCTTTCACATAGTAAATCAGTATTATCTAAGCCACATTCCTCTTTTAATTTAACTCTTAAACCCTTTAATTCATCTTGAAATTCAAAAGCTAAATCATCTGCAACTTTATTTTGTGCTTTAGATACCTTATCTATAATCTGTAATATAGGGTCAGATGCATCAGCCATTGCACCTATAAATCTTTCTTGTAAAGATAGTTCATTTGTAGGATCTAACTTATCTAAGTAATCAGATATAGACCTTTCACTTTTATCCACAGAAGTGTCATACTTATCTAAGATTCCTTTCTTGTCTTTCTTATCAGTTCTTCTTTTATTCCATATTATTCTACTAGTTTCTCTTATGTATTTAGACCCATAAGAATCCTCTAGAAACTGTAAAAAGAAAGCTTTTTCCTTTAGCTCAAGTGTTTTAGCTACTGAAGTTATACTATCCTCTATTCTCTGCATATAGCTATTAATATTTACTGAAATATGATCTCCAGTACCAATATCTTCTACTTCTACAATACCATCAATCATTCCCAAATAATTACCTTCACTTGTAAGGCCTGGTGTATTAACGGGCATTTCAGCCTGTATAAAACTTAATATAGTTCCTGCATGATTAATAAAAGTTCTTACAGTTCTAAGTACTTTAGCATTTTCTACAATCTTACTTTTAGCTAACATAGGATTAGTTAGATCTACTTCATCTAAAGACTCTGCAATATCATTGGATAACTCATCAGCTATGCTCATTAGTGTATTGACTATTCCTTGCATAGCATATTGTTGGTCATATATATCTGCATTTACACCCATAAATCCTGTCATTCTTGCAGCATCTCTATACATGGCATTAAACTTATTATACAGTAAAGGAGAAATAGTTTTCATCTCTAATACCATATCTTTTAAGTCAGAAATAACTTTACCATATACTCTGACATTACCATAGTCAGGTGCATCATATAAAGTTTCTTCAGTCTTTAAAGCAGTTTCTACATCTCCTGTAAAGTCTGATGACATAAATCCTCTAGCTATATCACCTGCATATTTTTCAGCCATTAATTTAGCTTTTAATATATCATCACCTTTCATATGAGCATAAACTCTTTTAGCTAAATCTTTAATCCTATTAGCTAAATTACTCCATACTCCTCTTTTATCTATATTATTAGCTATTGCTTGGCCTACCAAATAACCTGCTACTTCTCTTCTAGGATTCTTACCTAATCTTTTATTCTCATACTCACTTCCTAGAATCTCTTTTTGCACATCAACATTTAATAGGCCCATTAATCTTTGCACTAAAGGAGAATTACCAAGAGAAGCTACTGCAAAGTGTCCTGCTTCCTCTGCTAAAGCTTCTTCAAGTTTTTCACCTTTAGCTACTTTAATTAGGTTATATAATCCACTAGCAGTTTTTTCTGCATTTACTGTACTATATCTACCAAATTCTCTACTATCTTCATCTAAAAAGGATACATCAACTCCATTTTTATTAAGATAATATTTAATTCTATCTTGTAAAGATCTATTCTTTATCTCTTTTTCAAGAGCACTCATAGCTGTGCTACTCTTTTCTACTACTGAAAGTTCATATTTACCATCTTCAGTAGATTGAATAGTAGCTAAGTATTGGTCGTTATAAGGATTCTCCCTATTAAACTCTTGTAACTTTGTAATAGCTTCTTCATAAGTGTAAGTTCCACTTTGAATATCTGAGTTTAAAGTCTTAAGAATCTTTTCCTTCTCTACATTTATATTGGCTAGTTTCTTTAATGAACTAAATTCTATTTGATTATTTTCATCAAACTCAGCCTCATCACGCACTTTATCTAGAAATTCTTCATTAGTGCCTACTGCATAATACTCTTTTGTAAGACCTCTATTAGAGAGATAGTGGAGTAAGTTTTTCCATAACTTACTTACCACTACCTCACCTTTAGAGTTTCTACAATGAGCATCTATTGAACAACTTGCTCCCATTGTAATATTTATTTTTTAGTATTTATTTAACAACTTCTTGTAGGTTCTCCTTCTGCATCCATAACATCAATGCCATTTTCAACAGCCTTTCTTTTTATCTCCTCTATTGTATTAACTAAATCACTTACAGATGCTTCTTGAAATTCTCTATATATATTATTTTCAAATGCTGCTTTCTCATCTTCTGAAGCATTGTCATAAGCATCTTTATACATATTTATACACAATCTTACTATTTCATTTTGTAGAGCTATTACTCTTTCTTTAGTATCAAGATTAGTACCATTAAATCCTTCAGGTACAGCATCAGTACCTGGAATATTAACTACCTCATCTTCAGAAGAATCCTGAGCTTTATTATTATCTGTAGCTACTCTAGATGAAATAGCAGATATAGAAGAATGATATTGCATACTAGATGCAGTTTTACCTAAAGTAGGATAATGGTAATATGTCATAGTATTACCATTAGATGCATTCCAATTTGATGGATTACCATTATCTGCAATATAAGCTTCACCTTCAATAATAATACAAGGTTTAAAGAAAGTTGTCTTATCTTCAGTTTTCTGAATAAAGTAACTTTGATAAGATTTATCTATACTACCTAAATCTAGTACAAATGAATCTTCCAATTTAGAACCTCTTTTAATTGCAAACCCTTTAAGTATATCATTTACATTTTTATTATAGGGTCTCCAACAGAACTTATAATTATCAGTATGGTTTAGCATAAATTGAATAGCTACATCTTTAGAATCTATTACTATACCATAATCTTTTAATTCTCCTTTCTTGATATTCTTTAAAACATCAAAGTAAGTAATTTCATTATCCTCAGCATCTAAGAAACCAATTTGCTCTTTTACATCATTAGGACACATATCCATGAAAGTTTTAGGGCTAAATTGAAATCCTAATTTATAATAACAGTACATGAATAAATCTGATGCCATATTTCTATGGTCCCCAATAGGAGAATTTAAAAGATCTCTCCAAGCATCTTTAATTTCATCTTTCTCATATCTTTCTTGACCTCCAATACCATTAATTGTAATTCCTGTAACTTCTCCATCATCATCTAATGTAAAGTTTATAGAATCAAATAAAGCATTAGACTCACCATTCATTTTAGCTAAAGCTACTACAGCAGCTATTTGCCCAGGAAATATATTTAAATACCATTCTCTATTAGTGACAGCCTTACCATCTACTTCGTATCTTATAGCATCTCCATCAAATGGAGAACCCTCATAAGAAGATAGCACTTTAACTATGTAGTCTGAATGGAATTGATTAATAGTTTCTGCATCTAATACACCATATTTAGTTAGATTAGCTAATGTTGTTCTAATCTCTCTATATATTTTAGTATCATATGGATAATACTTTTCATTTAAAGTTTGTACCATTTTTCTATTCATGTCATACATTGCATTTTCATAAGCAAATGGGTTATCCATAAAATGATTAACATAAGCTTCTGGATTACTTTTTAAATTAGCTAGTAAAGTATCTATTGTTTCAGATTTACTAATAGGATTCTTACTAAAATCACTTACTTCCATAACTAATGATAAACTAGTTTTTGCTTTTTCATCTCCAAGCTTACTTAAATATTTATCTATTCTCATTTGCTGACTATACATATCTCCAAAAGTAGAACCTACAGCGTTAGCTGCTGTAAATTTAGTAGCACTAACAAACTCTGATATTTCTGCTGAAGCTTTTTGTATTTGTGTAAATATATCAAGCACTGCTAATTGAGTATTTTTAAAGTTATTAGATAATGTCTCTGCACCTTTTCTATTCTCAATTAAACTATCAGCTAATACCTGTTCTGTTAATTCTACTGGAGTTCGGGTTATACCTTGAGAGTACTGATTTTTTACTCTAGCTATAACATCTTCTACTGGAGTACCATCTTCAAGACACTCTTCACAAACCTCTTTAATTATTCTTTGATTAAATAATAGTCCTATTTCTTGAAAACTAAAACCTAATCTTCCTAATAATGCTGCTGCATCTGCTGTGACAGTATTTAAATTTAAGAAGTTTAATACAGGGTCTTTCACTGCATCCACAGAAGCTGCAAGTAACTCAGCTAATGTAACATCAGTACCTTGATTATAAGATAATAAATTACCTAATGCCTTTTTACCAGTATGACTACCAAAACTAATAGGCTTCTTTAGTTCAAACTTCTTCATCAATGATGCAAATGCATGATTAGTATTTTGATTAGCAAATATACCAATCAACTTACCTGCAACTTGATTCTGTTGATTATAAGTTATTAAAGTCATTGGGTCTGAAGGGTCATAATTAGGCTCTGGATCCATACTACTATCTTTACATCTATCAAGTACCGCACTAAAATTTACTTTACCTGAACTATCAGTTATTATTGATAAATTAGTAAATTCTAGTTCACGCATAAATCTAGCAGCATCTGTGGCAGTAGGGAATCCACCAGGAGTAGTTCTTTGCTCGAAAGTTTCTACATCCATTAGTCTTTGTCTAATAATCTCAACTAATAGATTATTTCTAGCAGTTTTACTATTTTGGTAAGGAGATTTATTAAAATCATAATCATCCCATACTACCTTTTTTTCTTTTATAATACCTAACTCTCTTGCAGCTGCATTAAATAATTTATCCTTATTATAACTAGAATCTTCTGCAATACTAGGATAAGTAGCAAGCATCTTATCCCAATAACTATTAAGAGATTTCTTTTCTGTTCCTCTTAATTGAGTTAGCATATTAAGTATATCAGGTCTTTGGCTATAAATATGGGAAAATATTCTATCTTTCTCCTCATCTGTATAACTTTCATAATAAGAATCTTGTACTTCAAATGATTTCTTCATAAAGTACAATTTATCTATATCAAAGTCAAAACCTGCTATAGTAGTACATTGTACAGGCACTTTAATGGTACCTCCTTCTGTTTTCTTACTAAATCTAGCAATTTTTAAATTAAGCATTGAATAGTCTCTCTCAGTAGGAATACGATAAGCCACCATGTCTAATATACCAGGAAAATCTTTCTCTATTAGAGCTACACCATCACTATCTCTTTTAAGTTCACCATCTTCATGGCAATACTCATTAAAGTCTAATGAAACATCTTTACCATTAGAATCTTTAAATACAAAGTCAAATGGTACTTCACATTCTGCATAAAGAATATTTGTTCTATCTTCATTAGTAATCATTCTTAAAGGTCTCTTAGTTTCACTACCATCTACATACTCTTTAGTTGTTATACCAAATGCAGATGCTTGAACTAAGCTACCTCCTTCAATTGATTGTTTATTTACTAATTTCTTAAATACACTAAATATTAAAGCTGCTGCATCATGTTCTACACCACCCTCAAATAATGGAGTAGAAGTCTCTAGTACTCCATCAATTTCTTCTGAGGTTAATGCAAAAGCTAAAATATTATCTAGGGATTGTCTGTCATTATTTATTAATGATTGCATTAATAAATCTGATACATCTTCTATAGAATCTACACTATTATCAAATTGATTAAATGCATCAACTATATTAGAAACTATCAAAGAATTATATAAGGTAACTAAGTTCTTAGAGTTGACTTTATCTCCTCTTATTTCTACTCCATCACCTAAATTAATTTTATCAATATTTCCAAAGTAACTACTGTAATGATAATCATTTAAATCCTGATTTAAAGCAGACATAATAAGTTTTCTTATCTGAGTACCAAACAATCTTGTGTGGTCTGAGTGATAAGGTACATTAGTTTGAATCCTATAATCTTCATAACTAAGTTTATGTACATAACCATTACTTAATGCTTTTTCTATAGGAACATTCTCATCAGAAATATCAGTAGTTCCAAATTCACCAGTTTTTACTGTAAAGTTTGATGCTAATACATCTATATCATTAGCTTCCATATATTTTGCTGCGTCTTTTAATCTTCCTTCAGGTAATAAGGCAGGAATTAATATTGCCTCAGAATACTTTAATTGTACAGGTATTAAAGCTGCTTGATTGCCATTTAAAGGAAGTTTTTCAAAAGTGTACATATAAGGTTTTAAAGGTTGGAATACAACAGCTAGTTTATTAATTTCATCTAAATCAGCACCAGTAATTGTTTGCCCAGTACCTTCATATTTAGCAGAAATTTCATTAATAGTGTCATATGCTTTCTCCATTTCTTCAGTCCATTGACCTGCCATACCCATGACTTTTCTATAGGACTTAAGAGTTCTATAGCCTTGACCATCAGTAAGAGTATTCTTTTTATACATATTATATGTATCAGTCTCTCTACCAACTTCTCTAATACCATCTGCATCCATAGAATTTATATCTTCTTCTGATATAGTTCCTTTTGCTAATTGTTCTCTTAGAGATTTCATACCATACTGATAAGCTATAGCATCCATAAACTCCATATTAGTGTCTTCTGCATTTTGAGATATATCATTAAAGTATAAGCAAGTCATATATTTATTCTTTGCATATCTTTCACCTTTGAAATCTTCTGCACGTACATCTAACTTAGTTCCTGGAGCATGAATTTCTTTATATCTCTTTTGCAGTTCTTTAGTACTAGCATAAAATGCTGGGTCAATAGTCATCATTTGAATTTGTTGCATAGTAGCAAATTTAGTATCCCAGAAAAAGGCAGTAGCCAGCTCTTCTAAAGCTTTTACTTTATCTTCCTTTTTACCTTTAACTGCATCTGCTAATTTACTCTCTGTATCTATGACTTTCATATTTTTAAGTTTAGAAACAAAGTCAGCAGCAGCATCATTCATATATGCTCTAATAGCATTTTTAACTAAATCTTCACTAGCAGTATAAACATCTCCTTCTCCTAACATTCTTATGTACTTACCTACCTGCCCATCACTACTTACAAAGTTAGGATTTAAGAAAGGTAATTGTACAAAACCATTATCTTCACCAGGAATTTTTTCTGATAAAGCAGTCTTACGTTTATAAGAAACTACAGAATGTCCTCTACCATCTTCATCATAGAAATGTTTTCCTTCATCCTCTTCTATTTTTTGTAACTTAGCAGTAATAGCATCAGACTTTTTCTTTCTTTCAATTTCTTGAAGAAAGACATTATACATTCCATCTACTATATCTTCTGTACCTTTTAGTCCTTCTTTTCCTTTTGTGATATACCTTTTAGCTCTTATATTTTTAGAAACTCCACTATCTCCAAGAATAAATGTTGGATATAGTGCATACTTTCCAGCATTAGTTGTACCTTCTCCTATATATAGACCTAATAGAGAGATTGCATGGTCTCTTGCTGTAAAGTTCTCAAATACTTTCATATCTTGAGATTCAGCTCCTAAAAATCTATCATAATCAAGATTAGCTGCAAAAGAATCTGGATCAAAATATCCATCACCTTCTTTAGTTTTAATGTATTTACTATTATATAAATCATCAAGCCATTTACATAATATTTTACCATCTTTATAAAATACAGGATCACATAGATACTTTTCTCTAATATATTGTCTAAGTCCTTTTTGATCACCTAAACTAACATATCTTTGGAATCTTTCAATCTCATCAGCCATATAACAAGCATTAACTGTACTATACATAGTGACAGTTTTACCTTTGGCATTTTTAGTTTTACAAGCATTGGTGTAAGACTTTTCAGATACTGAAGTTTCATTTATTATCTTTATTATCTTTTTAAACTTTTCAGCATAAATATTATCTTTACCATCTACTTTTGTTGACATCCACTTGCTAAATCTAACAGGCTGCCTTGAAGTTCTAGTTGCCAGTTTATTAAGAGATGTTTTATCAAAGCCAAATTTTGATAAATCTAATAAATGTTTTGCCAATTGTCTAGCCTTCGCTTTTTTATTAGTAATAAGGTTCTCAGCATCTTCTAAAGACATTTGAATACCAAGCCTTCCCATTATATTAATTAATTCTTGGGCTCTTACTTGTCTATCTATTTTTCTATTAAATAATCTTTGAACACTGCCTTTATCTTCGCCTTGACTTCCAACTAGTTTTTCAATTGCATCACTAACTTCTTGCATCCTCTGCACTTGTTCACTGCCTATATTTCCATTGCCATCAAATATAGTATAATTTTGATAGCCAATGCCTTTAGCAGCTCTTAGCATAAACTTACCAAAAGTATCTGCATTAGATATTAGTTTATTTTCAATGTAATAAGTAAATTTTCTTACTCCATTTTTAAATGTAACTTTTAATTTAGAATACTTTTGATTATTTTTACCACAGAAATCTACAAAGAATCTAGTCCTTAACTGAGGATCTGACTCTAAATCTGCTATAACTGATTCCAGCCACTCTACATTTGATGTATGCTCTAATGCCCATTTTAAAGTATTTATCATATCAGTAGAAGTAAGGCAAGATTGTATTAAACCAGATATTACATTATGAGCAGCAGTAGGATCTTTATAAATAGTAAATCCTAAATCATCAACTTTAGGCTCAAATTGCTTAGTATCTGCATTCCATTCTACTTCAGGTACTCTAGATAAATATCTTCTTACTATAGTACCAATAGAAGAGTAAGGAGATTTTAATTCATTCTTACTCATCCATCCATCCTTTACAGACATGGCTTCATTGAATAATTCTGTTAAATCATTCTGACCATAATCATTTTCATCAGTATTTTCAGCATACTCATATTTACCTCCTAATTTAACTCCTTCAGTATTTTTAATTTTAGTCCTAGCATAACTAACTAATGCAGGCCAATTTCTAAGGAATTTTTCAAAGGCTTCTATATCTTCTTGTACTCCATCCTCTAAAGCTGCTTGATATTCTTTAACTATTTCATTTCTTACTTCCTCAAATATCTGAGCTTCACCAAGATGAGGTTCCCCATTTACATCTTTAAATCCTTTGATTATAGTTTCTCTTGATAATCCAGGATTCTGTTCTGCATAAGAATCTACTATTAAAGAAAATAAATTTACAATAGTATTAATTCTATAATTTCTTATTCTTGTTGATGGAAATTCAGCACTAAGTTGCTTAAGAGTTTTACTTAAGTGAGTATAAGATTCATGTATTTTTCCAGCTCTATCTACTGCTCTTTGCTTATTAAAAGCTTTCAATATATCTTTTATTTCTTCAGCACTTAATGCATCTATATCTAGCATTTCAGTAGGATGCTCAGTGTCATACATACCTCTTATGTTTGCCACTAAAGCTCCATCTTCTGAGTCTCCATACATTAGTTTAGCTACTTCTTCATCTTTAGAAGTAGTTAGGTAACATTGTGTTGTATTAGGCATAGTTTTAGTTTTATTTTGTACAAAATTAATAATTATATTTATATTATAAAATACAATAAATATAATTATAATTTAAATTATGATGTTCGTTATATTATGTAAATAAAAAAACTATAGGTCTAATTAATAGACCTATAGTTGAGTAGATTATCTTATTAATTCCTTTTCTTTAAATAAACTTTCAAGCTTACTTATCAAATTAATAACTTCAGGGTGGGCATCAGGTGCAGTTCTTAGTCTAAATAAGTGTTTCCAATCACTAACAAATGCAGTATAAGCTACCTCAGTTGCAGTCTCTAGTGGTAATACCCCTCTAGCATCTTGAGGAGGTAATCCTAAATCTAGCAAACTAAAATATCTAGTTTCAGACTCCTCTACTGCCATAAAGAAGCAAAACTCTCTTTGCTCCTCTTTAGATAATTTAAGTGGTACATCATAAGCACTTAACCAATGCTTAGATTCTTCAAATTCCTTAGTTATCCAATGAGGTACACAGATAGTTATATTATTGTCAAACTTACCTTTACTAAAGTTACAATACCTAGTGCTTTGTTCACTAATACTATTAGCTGTATGTCTATTAAGTTCTCTTGACATACTAATAGGACATTCCATCTTTACAGTAACTCTTTTTTCATGGTGTTCTGTTGGTTCACACATATACTCTAATACCTCTTGTAAAGTATTTTCCACTATTACTCTATAATTAGTAGTATAATAATAGAACTCACTATCACAAGCTATATGAGTCCAGTGATTACCATTAAGAAATTCCCAAGGAGATTCAGCTAATGATAAATCAACTATTTTCATTGGTACTTTTAGATAAATAGTACCATGTCCTAAAGGAGAAAAGTGCTCCTTATTTACAAGCATTTGTATAAACTTTATATAAGAATCATCAGTTATCTTATCTTCAGATTTATAACAAACTCTACCACATAGTTCAATATGCTTTAGCATATCTTCCATTGAATTACCTTGTTGAATAATTTCAAAAGATGGTCTTATTAGTCTCATGTTTTAATTATTTCTTGTTATTAAATTATTTTCCTTTATTAATCTTCTTGCAATACAGCTATTAAGAACTCTTGGCACACTTATGTGTTTACCTTTATTATTATAATAGATATAATGACTTCCTTTAGTTCTTACCAAATGAAAGTTATTATAAACTAATATCTTAATAAATTCTTTTATAGTGTATTGTTTCATACTATATTATTTTATAGCATCATCACCATAATGAGTGTGATTTACACTAACAGTTCTAGTATTACCACATTCAGGGCAAGTATAAGTAAGAATAGTAGAGCCAAATTTAACCTCTGACTCTACTTGTTCTTCTATTAACTTCTTACAGTTTCTGCATATTACATATTTCATTTATTTCTATTTATTACTTCTCCTAATACCTTCTTAGCTTTTTTAAGAGTTTCAATTTCCTTTATAGAGAATAATCTTAACTCATCCCACTCCTCTTCAAACAAATAACTAAGTAAATGATTGTAGAGTTTTAAAGCATTAGGTACTTTAGTTTTAGTATTTACTCTCAAGCTCATGTTTCTTAAGTTTAATTATTTCATCATTAAGATAAAACACAGCCTTTTCTAAGTCCTCAATAGTTTTATCACTATTCTTCTTACCAGACCTTAGAATATACTTAATAGCATTACCTAGATTAAAATCCATATGTCTAGTAATATCAATAACTTCAATACCACAGACATCTTTTAACCATGTATAATGTGGAGGATGATTAACCATATCTACCTTCTTATCTAAAGATTCAAAATGCTCTTCATCAAGAATCTCAGGTTTATTAGATGTACCTTGAGTCCTTAAATTAACTACTGTAGTATTATCTTGAAGTAATACTACATCATCATAAGGTTTAGCAAATATAGTATCACCTTTATATATTGCTTTTATACATTTATATCTTTTCATTCTGATGTTATGTTATAAATTATCTTTACAAAATCATTTAATCCACACTTAGCTTCATCTACTAACTCTTGAAGAACTTGTATAATATTTAAAGCTTGATTTAGACTAAACTTTTCTTCATTTAGTCTAGTAATATCTTCACATAGTTCTTCACTATGTTTAGCATATCTAATAAGTGTATGTTCTATTTTATATAAAGAAGTAGATATAGTATTAGATAATTTATTTAAGTCCTCTGTACTTAAATCCTTATACTCTTCTTCTTTATCTAAAATCTCTTCAAATGCTTTGTAAATAGGATGTGAGTAATCATACTCCAACATTTTAATAGGGAGTTTAACATCCTCAATTACACCATAAAAATTTAAATTTTTCATGATTTCTTTATTAATTTATCATCTTTTACTGAGTCTATATAGTCTCCTTGCAGATAAGCATAAGTCCAATTACCAGGAAACTCAATAGCTTTACCATCTTTATTATGGCAGTGCTTCCAATTTTCCCGTAGTTGTGTTAACTTATAAATATCTACACTTAGATCTTGGATAATATTAATGTTATCTTCAATACTATCTTTAATCCATTGTAGAACATCTGAACCTTCAGGACAGAACTTCTCAGGTTCTGTCATTAAGGCAAAGTTCTTTAAATCAGTTATAGCTAAATTAATAGTATGTTCATAATCTGCTATTGCATCTTCTACTTTATGCAAAGTATCATAAGTTTCTCTATTAAAAGAGATATTACAAAATAATTCTGTTGAGTGTGACATATCTTATAGTTTAATGAATCCAATAATCTCCTACTGCTGCTTCTGCTGGTATAGGAAGGCTCTTACAATAAATTGCAGCAGTATCTTCCATTATAGTTTCTAACAGCTTAGGTATATTATCCATAGTTTCAGGATACTCAATACATATTTCATCATGAACTAAGTTAACTATCTTAACCTTATCAAAATAATTATTATTGATTATCCATTCAAAGAATTTTCTTGCAGCTTCCTTAAGACATATAGCTCCAGTACCTTGAGTAA